ATCTCCCAGATCTAAGAGCAGCAGAGACGAATGACCAGGGTGACAATCCTCTAGCTGATGCAATAGCATCCTGGACCAAGGCCTTGAATAAATGAGCGCTGCTGAGAAGACAGTTCTCAATGACTTCTTTGCACAAGCTGTAGAGAAGGCCATGTACGATCCCGTCTGGTTTGCAGAAGAGATCCTTCAGTTAAAAGCACTCCGTGGAGAAAAGACTTTAGCTCAGGATCCTAATGACTCATGGGAACTAGATGAGTGGACAAAGAATCTTCTGAACAGCGTAGCAGACGTTGTTAGAAAAGAGTACGGTGTACCTACGGTCCTAAATCACGAAGGACTAAACCAGATCTCCGTTCGTTCCATGCATGGCCCTGGTAAGACATTCGGTTTGGCAGTGGTCATGCATTGGTTCGGATTCTGCTTCAAAGGAAAGATTCCATGCACAGCTCCTAAGATAGCACAGCTACGATCTCGGCTATGGCCTGAGTTCAGGAAGATTCGTAATAGAGCAGTCCCTGGGTACAAGTGGTTAACTAAGACTCAGGGTCAATCAATCTTCTGGCGGGGTGATAATGGACAATGGGATGAAGATCATTGGGCATTTATGGAAACAGCCTCTGCTCCTGAGAACTTAGCTGGACTACATGATAAGTTCATGCTGATATGTGTGGATGAGGCTTCTGGTGTCCATGAGAACTTATGGCCTGTCATAGAATCAGCTATCTCTACAGGCAAGATTGTCATACTACTCATTATCTCTAACCCTACAAAGTCCACTGGTACATTTGCTGATTCTCATAACAAGCCTCTCGTATCACAGGACTGGCACACCATGCACATCCGTTTAGAGGACACTAAGAGAGTGTCTCGTAAGTGGGTACAGCGTATGGAGAATAAATATGGGAAGGGAAGCCCTGTAGTACAAGTACGTTGTTATGGAGAGTTTGCTGATGATGACGAGAATCAGCTTATCTCCTTGTCATGGATCCAGGCTGGTATAGACACGGAGTTTATTGAGGACGGATCTATACCAAGACAAAGGCTATCTGTAGACGTAGCAGATGGTGGTACTAATTTCACAGTCATTACGCATTCTGTTCACTACGAGTCTTTTATTCTATTCAACAGACAGACTCAGCACTCCTTTCCTGGAGGCAAGTCAGTTAGCATGTGTGTCAATGAGGTGATTAGGCAGTACAACAAATTTGGAATGTCTGCAGCCAACGGAGATGATATTGTCGTTGACTCATTAGGTGTGGGTGCAGGAGTTTGCTCAGGATTAGTGAGTGCTAAGAACGGTGATGGCACAAACTTTTCTGTAATCCGTTATATGGGTGGAGCAAAAAGTGATAACTCATTACTTTATCGGAACCGGCGAGTTCAGTCTTTTATGGTTTGTAGGGATTATCATCAAGAGTGCAAAGTTAGGTACGCTGATGATTTTGTATCTGATCAATATGAATGGGATGATGTCATGGGGCAGATGTGCTCTATCCGACGTAAAATCGGACAAGAGCGTGTTGAAGATTTAGCGACTAAAGAAGAAATGAAGAATCTCGGAATTGAGAGTCCTGATCGTGCAGACTCTATCGCTATGCAATTCGCAACACAGACGCCAGAAATAAATGATAGTAGTTTTGACGTCATTCAAGTTCAAGGAATAGCGGAGACGTATGATGCCGGGATTTCGTGAGAGAGTAGCTACTTTTCTTGCGCCACCAGAAAAGGAAAAAACAGTTGCGCTAGACAGTGAGCTTGCGTATAGCGAATCTCTATTTAATACTGGAGTTGGTGCGTACAAGTTTGATCCTGATGATCTTCGTTCTAGAAAAGGATTTAATATCTATCGTCGTATGATGATAGATGAACAAGTTAAAGCAGTTGTTCGGTTTCGTAGAGATGCTATCACAGGACGTGATTTCTATTTTCAGTTTGATGAAAACGTAAAGCTCTCAGATGATGAACAAAAGCTACGCAAGGGGTTATTCAGGGCTGTGACAGAAGAGCTTAGAGGAAGCTTCCCAGACGCTCTGAACAATATTATGATGGGTGTGTGGCAGGGCTACTCTATGACAGAGAAGGTTCATACTATCATTGAGTATGAAGATACTCCATACGTCGGACTTAAGCATCTCAAAGCAAAGCCCCATGAGACATTCAAGTTCGGTGTGGATCAGTACGGTAATATCACTGAGCTGGTTCAGGATATAGATGGGGATGAGCGTAAGTTAAACATTGACAAGATGATTCACTACGTACAGAATCCAGATCTTGATGAGCACTATGGCGCAAGCGAGTTACGAGAGGCACATCGATCTTGGTTCAGTAAAGACATAGCAATCAAGTTCTGGAATATCTGGTTAGAGCGTGCAGCCGGTGGTATCTGGATAGCGAGCGCAAAAGATGGTAAGACTATTGTTAACGGTTCTGCTGAGTACACTGCAATCAAGTCTGTTATTGCTAATATGTCTTCTGCTTCTTCTGTGCTTCTTCCTAACTCTATCAGTTTAGAACATATCACTCCTACCAATACGGATGCATTCTTAAAGGCAGTTGAATTCCATGACCTATCCATTGCAAAAGCGCTTCTTGTTCCTAACCTTCTTGGAATCAGCCACACAGGACAGACGGGAGCGTTTTCGCAAAGCCAAACTCAATTCAAGGCGTTCATGCTTGTCCTCAACGCTGACACTACGAGGCTGGAATCCCTCCTCGACGAACAACTATTTCGAGAGCTAGGGGAACTGAACTTTGCAGACAAGGTATTTCCCAAGTTCAAATTTAAGCCTCTCTCTATAGAACAGATTATGGAAATGCTAAAAGTCTGGAATGATCTTGTCGGTAAAGACACAGTGGAGCCATCAGATACAGATGAAGATCATATTCGCAACCTCTTAGAAATGCCTGAAAAAGGCGAGCCTCTTCCAAGACGTGTTGCACCCATTCCCTCCATTCAGCCGAACGTGGATTCCGACACACCTCCCAATCCAGCAGACGCTGATTCCCCTGATGAGGTCGATGCCGTACGCGCTGCGGCTGTTTGGAGGGTTCAATTTACTAGAGCCCAAAAGAGAGTTCGGTTTAGTGTCATAGACAGGAAGTCTACTCAGGAGGTAGACGTAGGTGTTGATAAATTGGATATGGCAGTTGCCCGCGCGCTAGCGCCTATGGTTGAGACTATTATTGATGAAGCCCTGGGCACAGCTAGAGGTAACAATGAAAAGATCGCTAGACTCCAGTTTAATGCAGAGGCCAAGAACAGAGTCAAGAATGCTGGTATCCAAACTCTTAAGAGAGGATGGAAACTAGGTACTGAGCATGCACAGAACGAAGTAGCACAATCTCGTCAAGGCGAATTCAAAGTTAATATGGGAAGACTTGAGGATAATGCTGCAGAGTACTTTAATGCCAAGGCGTTTACCATGGCAGGAAACCTTACTGGTGAAATGCAGGCCATAGTAAAGAACACAATCACAAACGGCCTCAAGTTCACGTGGACTACTCAGCAGATTATCGACAACATCTATAAGACCCTGGTTAAGAAGGGCATGATCAAGTCATCAACTGCTGCTGGTGCTATGTCGTTAACAGAAGCTGAGCTTCTTGAAGCATTGGAAGGTGCAGGTATTACAGCAAGTCGATTATTCACTATTGTCAGGACTAACTATTTTGATGCGTTGAACGAAGCTCGATATAACTTGTTTACTGATCCAACGCTAGGTGATTATGTTCAGGCAATGGAGTACTCAGCAATCCTAGACGCTCGTACCACAGCAATTTGTAGCCATCTTGATAACAAGGTGTTCTCTAAAGGAAGTCCCAACTGGGAGGCATACAGGCCACCTAACCACTATAATTGCCGTTCTTTGTTGATTGCAGTTACAGAGAACGATACTTGGAAAGAGGATAAAGATCCCACTCTAGATCCACAAGAAGGGTTTGGGACACCGACGCCATGAGAGTACATATCGAAATGTGGGATAATGACGACTCTAATTACGGGTTGCT